AGCACGTAGAAATAGATGATGGTTTAATTCATAATTTACTAACGCATAATGCTTTCATCAACAAACTTTGGGCACAACAGGCTTTCATTAACAAATTAAATGCAGTTAAAATTAAGTCTACTCAGATTGATACTGATACATTGAATGGGGTTGTAATATCCGGACAATCTAAAATTAAAATAGGTCAATATGGTTTTTTACAACCTATTACTAAAGGCTTACAGATAAACGCACCAGAAAATTTTGGAAGTAAGAGAGGTATTGGACTTCAAATTGCTGGAGAGGGTGTAGGACCAAAAGAAAGTGGAGTGCCACCAGGATTATTCATATATGAAGACCCAGATTTTACTCAAGGGAATACTGTACCAAGTGCAGTTAACAGAGTACTATTAACAGTTGCTGGTATGGCTTGTTTTTCATCAAGGGTATTAGGGTCTGTTGTTAAGGGACAACCTATTCTTACAAATTTAGACTATAGTTCTCCGTTTTCAAGTCATGCTCCTGTAAAATTCATAGGGTATAAAGAGGGTGGTTTCATGCGATTCTTTAGCACTGACAACTCCAACTCTGATATTTGGAACATCAAAGTAGACCAATGGGGTTCAGACCGAAAATTAAAGACTGATATTAAAGATTCAGAATTTAATGCTATAGAATTTGTTGGAAAATTAAAATTCAAAGAACATGGTTGGAATAAGGATGAAGTTGGTTACGAAAGACCTTATACAAAATGTGGATTGATAGCACAAGAATTGCAAGAACTTGATAAAAGTTTAGTTGTTGATTATGAAACTTATTTAGGGTTAGATGCACTAAGGTTAATTAACATCGCACTTAAAGCAGTACAAGAATTATCACAACAAAATAAAGAACTAAAAAACAAACTGGAGGAAATAATAAATGGATAATCAATTACAACCTATCGACTTAATAGCACAAGAATTGAGTCAAAAAACAATAGAGTTAGCTAATTATAGAGTAGCTTACAATAAGTTAATTAACGAGCTAGAAGCTAAGGAGAAAGAACTTAAAGAATTAAAAGAAACTAAAGTAGAAGAAAATGAGGAGGCACAATAATATGGCTTTAGAAATATCAGTTAAACAACCTAATCCAACTGCTGGAGGTTATAAAAGCGTAAATGTATATTTTAATATGAATACAGGTGGAATTTATTTTAATGGTAATGTTGAATTGCCTGGTAAATTCGCAACTGCTAACGATGCAGAAATCTTAGAAGAAATCAGAAAACAAATTGCCGTTCAAATGTACACAGGAGAGGCAACTCCAGCACTAGTTGCTGAATATGCAAATCTGAATAAGCAAGTAGGAATTTTAGCAGGTAATAAAGAAGACGTTACAGAACGTGAGAAAGCATTAACTAAACTATTCGCTAAGGTGAATAAAGGTAACGATAAAGTACTAATGACGTTACTTTTAGATGTGTTAGACCCTAAGACAATATCAACAAACAAAGATAAAATCATTAATGCTTTTGATTCTTACGAAGTTAACACAGATTATTCAGTAGGTGATAAGTTAAAGTTTGATGGTAAACTATACGAAGTTATCGCAGAACATACAAGTGTTGTTGAGTGGGTTCCTAGCAATGAACCAACTAAGTATAAGGAAATCACATTTGAACGCACTGAAAATAAAGAACAGTTAGAAGATGATAACAACCGTTACATCACTAAATTACAATTGGATGAAGCATTAACAAAAGTAGTCCAAACTATCATGGAACAATTAACACGAGAAGATGAAGGAGAAGAAGAAGAACATGACAATCACGGAGAAAATAGCAACAATTTACCACACAGCGAGGGGGATAATTAAGATGAAATTTAGCTTAAAACGTGCAAAATTTAAACAAGACGATTATTTAGTACAAACCCACATGAGAATGGTTATTACAGAGTTTGAAACGTTAGAGCAAGTACCTAATTTTGGAAACTTACGTGAGATGGTTAGGTTAGCAGTTGAGGACTTTAAACGAAAAGAAGCTGAATTAAAAGCAATTGAGGAAGCAGCAAAAGAAGTTGTCGCTCCAGTAAATGAACAACCTAAAGTGGAAGAAGTACCAAAAGAGGTAGTCACTCCAACAAAAGTAAGTGAGCAACCTAAAGAAACTACAGAAAGTACAGAGCACGCTGAATAGCGTGTTCTTCTTTTGGAGGTAGTCTGTTATGGAGAATTATATTTTGCAATTTGTATTGCAATTATTCACAGTCGCTATTATTCCATTAACTAAAATATGGTTCGACAATAGCAATAAACAAATGGCTAAACAATTTGAACAGCTAAATAAGGAAGTAAAGAGTACTCAAAATAAAGTTGATGAAGTAACTCAAATCGGACTGCAGAACAGAGATTCCAATAAAAGCATTATGTCATATAAATTACATAAGGAATTTAGTGAAGCGATAGAGTGTGGATTTACAACAAGCGAAGATTTGTCAGAATTAAGTGGACTGTATAAAAGTTACGCTGAAATCGGTGGTAATGGTAAAATTGAAACCTTATTTAACAGATTTAAAACATTACCAATACAAAAATAGGAGGACAAACAAATGGAACAATTACAACCAATTTTAATTACATCAATTATATTTGCACTTAACTTACTAGGTAAGTTTTTAAAAGAATGGAAAGTATTTCCTACTGAATTAATACCACAAGCACTGGGAGTGCTAGGTGCATTAGTAGGAATTGTATTATTTAAAGATGCTAATGCAGTTTTATTAGGACTGGGAGCAGTTGGAGTACACCAAGTCTATAAACAATCAAAAAATGAAGAAATAACAAATATTAACAAAACGGAGGATAAATAATGGTTAAAACAATTGAAATTACAAATGAAGCAAAAAGAATAGCGAATCTAGGAATAGGTGTTGATCAAGATGGAGCTTATGGAACACAATGTGTAGACTTAATTAACTATTCATCAGTGAAATTCTTTGGTAAAGCCATATGGGGTAATGCTATTGATCTATTAAATAGTGCTGCTGCATTAGGGTATAAAGTTGAATATAATGAAGTAGGAAACTTAGATAGCAAACCACGAGCTGGAGCAGTATTTGTGATGGATACAACAAATATCTATGGACATCCATATGGACATACAGGAATTGTAATTGAGGATAGTGATGGATATACTATGAAGACTATTGAACAAAATATTGATGGTAATGCAGATGCATTATATGTTGGTGGCCCAGCACGTTATATGGAACGTAACTTTGATGGCATTGTAGGTTGGTTCTATTTCCCAGTTGATGATAATGAAGTAGTAGAAGAAAATTCTGATTTAATCTCACTTCCTGAAGTACGTACATATACTGTAGGAGTAGACAAATTAAACATTAGAAATGCACCATCTACTGATGCTGAAATCGTAGGAACTTACGAAAAAGGAGAAGAATTTGATTATATGGCGTTCTGTAATGCTAACGGATATGAATGGTTATCATACGTATCTTATAGTGGAGAAAGACGTTATGTAGCTTCTATGGACTTAGAAACATTTGAAACTCACGGAACGTGGAGAAAAAAATAACTATTTGAATAAATCATAATGACTATTACAACCCCACTTAATTGTGGGGTTTATTTTTTTTATATTTTTTTAAAAAAACTATTGACACGCTCGAGCGTGTATTGTATAATAATAAATGTAAGATAAAGAAAGAGGTAAAAACATCATGAGAGAATTAACTAAAGAAGAATTATTAAGACAAGTGGAACTTAACGAATATACAGTGATTAAAACAAGTAGATACGGAAGTGTTACATACACTTTTAAAATTACTGAAAATAATGAAGGTGTGAATTTAGAAATATCTTCTCTAGCACAATTAAGTTATATAGGTGGTGATGAAGCTTATACTTTCTCTGTTGATATTAAAGGGAACAATGAAGAATATAATAATTCTATATATGGTTCTTCAGATGCTCAAAAAGTTTATGATTTCTTACATGAATTAAAATTAAACTTTTATGGAGTAATTAGAAGTTTTGATAACGGAGTAAAAACTGACAACAAAACCTATAATTCAATAATAGTACCTTTCGAATTTAGAGAAGCACAAACTTTAAAACTTTACAAAGTTGTTGCTAAAGAAGATTTAGAAAAAATCTTAAAAGAAGGAATTTTACCTATTTCAAAAACTGGAAATAATAACTGGGAAGGTAACAGAAGAGCTGACAACTCAAAAGAGGTTGTTTATCTATTCAATCCATTAAGAGGTCAACTAAATTTCACTCAATATGGAGATGTTATTTTAGAAGTTGAAACAACAGCTTATAAAAATGAAATAGCACCTAACGATGTTAACATTGGGAAATATGAAGAATTTATAACTTATGAAGTTAAACCAGAAGAAATAAAAGGAGTAACTTATGTGGAAAACAATTCAATTTAATAAGCAAAACATTGAATATGAAACTGACAGGGCAGTGTTAATAAAACTGCCCAACAGTTCATATTATAAAAATTATAAATTTTGGCATCCATCCAAATTAATTAGACCGTTGAAAAAAGGAAATGGATATTTCTTAAGTTTATCTTACACAGATGAATTCAGATTTAAAATTTTTAAAAATGATAAAACAACTAAAGAAATATGTGGTGAAGAATTAGCGTTATGTTTTAATCAACTTACAGAAGAAGATGACACAAGTTATTTAGAAATAACAGAACCTGTTAAGATTAACAAGAATGTGGAAATAAATTCAGAATTGGAGCGTTAGTATGCTTACAGTAAATCAAAAACAAGCATTTGAGAAATTTAAAAAATTAAAAGTAGGTGCTTTGTTCATGGAACAAGGCACGGGGAAAACTAAGGTAGCGTTAGAATTGATTAAAACTACAGATTGTGATTTAGTTTTGTTTTTCTGTCCATTCTCTACAAAAGATAATCTACAAGATGAAATAAATAAATGGACGTTAGCTA